AATGTTTGTGCGCTAGAATAGGAGCTTCGGGCTGTGGCGCAGCCTGGCTAGCGCGCTTGCTTGGGGTGCAAGAGGTCCCGGGTTCAAATCCCGGCAGCCCGACCAATGTTTTCAAAGACTTACCGACCTCGGCCTACCCCAAAACCTCTCCTGGAGTCCTTTTGGTGGCGTTTTGGAGTCCAATTTTTGGACGCCAGCCTCCCTCTTTCGCCTGCCCTTCCCTGCCGTCCGGGTGGTCATGATGGCCATGTCATGCGTGTTTTGCGATTCTGCTCCTCAGGGAGAAAAAAACACGCCCTCCCTATACATGAGAATCACCGCTGTGTTCGGATCGGCCGCGCGTGGTGAGATGCGTCCCGACAGCGATATCGATTTCCTCGTTGATTTCCTGCCCGAAGCCCGTCCTGGTTTGCTGGGTGTCGCGGCGCTGATACGCGAACTCAGCACTCTGCTGGGGCGCCGTGTCGATGGCGCCGTCAAACCGGCGTTGAAGCCGATCATCCGGCCCGGCGTGCTGGCCGAGGCTCGGTTGATCTATGCGGCGTGATCAGCAGCGGCTGAACGACATCCTGGAAGCATTGGATTGGATCGCGAAGGCGACGGACCAAGCGCCTGCCCTGCGCGTCCAGATCGCGGAGATTCTGCAAGCCGAGTTCACGGAGTAGCCTGTATCGCGATTCCGCGATTGACACAAATGTGGCTTCGTGAGACAATCCCTTCAGGCGCGGCAACGCGCCGCCAATAGGGAGTGCCGGGACACTCCTTACCAACTCCTTCCCGCATCCGCTCCGGGCGAAGTGTTTTCAACCCTCCAGCCAATCGCCTGAGAGAACCAGCAGCGGAACCCAGCGCCGGCGGTGACGTGTGGCCGAACGGCAGATTCCGATGTACCGATACGACGGCGCCCTTGTAGATTGGATCTCCCCGAAGCGTGCCGGAAGGCTCGCCGCCATGGGACGAGCGAAGCTCGTGCGCCACAAGAAGGGCACGATCAACCGCGTGATCCTGCACCGCATGCCGGGCGAGCCGGCGCCCATGCGGGCGACCGATTACATGGGACAGGCGTACTCGTTCCGGCAGCATCTCAATGAAGGCCATCGGTGCTGGCGGCTGAAGTCGCTGGCCGGCGATCGCAGCGAAAGCAACCTCGCGCCCGAGGAGGTACGGCCGATCTTCCTGCGCGTGCTGCTTGACTGCCTGGCTCCGGCGGTGTGACATGCTCTGCCCCGAGTGCTTGAGCGACGAGGTCACCGTCCAGGAGTACGACTTCGTCATCTGCCCGCAAACCGGGTATCACGATGCTGGCGAGCGGTTCCGATGCCTGGCCTGCGGCGCGATCGGCGACGCTGACGACCTCGTGGCCGGCCGAGACGGCAGCAATTCGATCTTCGTTGGGTCCTCGGAACGGCCGCGCGGCGGCGGGTAGGCCGATTGCACGCTGCGGCTAGCGCCAGGGTCAAAAACCAGGTTGACGCGAGTTGACGCGGGTTGATGCAAGTGGTTGTTACGGAATCTGTTGAGCCGTCACCCGGTCTGTTCGCCGTGGTTGACAGGCTGCCACGACCGAGAACCTGCCGCCGGCGATGAGCATTCAGCCCATCCAGACCTTACCGCGCCAACCTTTCTGATCCAAAACTAACCTTCGAAGGGAGAACAAACAACCATGCCTGAAGTTGCCACGCCGAACCAGGCCGAACGCGAGTTCGAGACCGGGACGGACGAATCGTTCAAGAACACGAGCGCTACCGCTGGCGCAGCCCACAACGAAAACCAGCGCGTGACGTTCGCCAACATCAAGCGCACCTACGACGTCTACCAGGACCTCGACATCCAGGCCGCGCGCCAGGCGCTGGTAGAGCAGACCCGTCTGAACCAGATCGCCTCGCAGGCGCTGCAAAACGCCGTCGAGACGGCCAACCTGGTTTCGAAGCAGGCCGTGCGCCATGGCGACATCGCCATCGACGGCCAGTGGAATCCCGTGCAGCAGGGCGCGGGCGATACGTTGACCGCGCGGGCCGTGTCGATCGACGATGTTTCGCTGAAGGCCATCGGCGCGGCGGTTGCCGCGGCTGTGGCTGACGCGCTCGCCAACCGCAAGTAGTCTTTCTCCCCCAGGGCACAGGAACGGGCGGTTCCGCACTCCAACGCGGGGCCGCCCCTCTTTTTCGAGCAACCGATGATTCGCGAACTGCGGATCTGGTGGCGGCTGCGGCCGCTGCTCAAACAGTTTCAGGAGCTCACAAAAATGAAGTTTTCTGTCAACGTTGCGATTCAGATGCTGGCGCTCATAGCGCAGGGCTTGAACGCCACCATCGACCTGCTGCCCGGTCGCGGCAGGTTCTGGGCCATGGTCGGGCTGTCGGCCGTGCAGGGCGTGACGGCCGTGCTCGCCCACTTCGCCAATCCCGATGGCACGCCGGCCGAGGCGCCCTACATCAAGAAGTGAAGACCGATATCCAGCTCGAGCGCTGGCCCATCGAGCGGCTGGTTCCCTTCGCTCGCAATCCGCGCACGCATACCGAGGAGCAAGTCGCTCAAATTGCGGCCTCGATCGTGGAGTTTGGCTGGACGAATCCAGTCCTCGTGGGCGCCGACGGCGTGGTCATCGCCGGGCACGCGCGGCTTCAGGCGGCGCGCAAGCTGGGCATGAGCGAAGTGCCGGTGATCGTGCTCGATCACCTGACCGAGGCCCAGCGGCGGGCGCTGGTGATCGCCGACAACCAGCTCGCCCTGGCGGGCACAGGATGGGATGAAGAGCTACTGCGCGGGTTGCTCGTCGATCTGCGCCAGGACGAGTTCAACCTGGACGTGCTCGGGTTCTCCGATGAGGAACTCAACGCCTGGTTGGCCCAGGAGCCCGACTCGCAGGCGGGCCTCACCGAGGAAGATGCAGTGCCCGAGCCGCTCGAGGAGCCGGTCACTTGCTCCGGCGACCTGTGGATTCTGGGCAACCACCGGCTGCTGTGCGGGGATTCGGCGAACGGCGAAGATGTCAAACGCCTGGTCGAAGGCGCGCCCATCGATCTGGTCAACACCGATCCGCCTTACAATGTGCGCGTCGAGCCGCGTTCCAACAACGCCATTGCCGCCGGGTTGTCGTCGTTCGCGGGTCTGCAACATCATCAGAGCTTCGACGTTCACCGGGGCGCATCCAAGGCCAAGGCCACCACGAAGAAGATGCGGCCGAAGGACCGCGCGCTCGCCAACGACTTCATGAAGGACGGCGATTACGACGTCCTCCTCAGAAAATGGTTCGGCAATCTGGCGGCGGCGCTCAAGCCGGGTGGCGCCTTCTACCTCTGGGGCGGCTACGCCAACTGCGCCAACTATCCGCCCGCGCTGGTTGAATGTGGCCTGTACTTCTCGCAGGCGATCATCTGGGTGAAGGAACACCCGGTGCTCACCCGCAAGGATTTCATGGGCAACCATGAATGGTGTTTCTATGGCTGGCGCGAGGGCGCGGCGCATTGGTTCAACCCGGAGATCACGAACGCGACAGATGTGTGGAGCGTGAAAAAGGTCAGTCCGAACGCCATGGTCCATCTGACCGAGAAGCCGGTGGAGCTGGCCGTGCGGGCGCTGACGTATTCCTCGAAAGCGGGCGAGACGGTGCTGGATCTGTTCGGTGGTTCGGGCTCGACGCTGATCGCCTGTGAGAAGCTCGGGCGCCGGGCGCGCCTGATGGAGATCGATCCACCCTACTGCGATGTGATCATCCGCCGCTGGCAGGAGTACGCCGGAAAGGCAGCAACGCTGGAAGGCGATGGACGCCGCTTCGATGAAATCCGCGACGAACGAGTGCACGCTCGAGCGTGAGATCGAGCTGGAGGAACGAATCGAGGGGATCATACGGCAGAAGAGAGAAACCGCCAGCGATTGAGGCTGGCGGCGGAGGGATGGCGGTGACGCTATCGAGGCTTGATGCGATACGCCCGGGCGCCTTCGGGCGTCTTGAGAGATTCGACGGTGAGGCCCATCTTCTTGCCGAGCGCGCCGGAGAGGAAGCCGCGCACCGAATGCACCATCCAGCCGGTTGCGGACATGATGTCGGCGAGAGTGGCGCCTTCGGGGCGGCGCAGGAGTTCGAGGACGATGGCTTTCTTCGAGCCTTCGCGCGCGTCCTTGGGGGTGGCGTCCTTGGCCGCCCTGGCCTGCTTCGGCGCGGCGGGGGCCGCCTGGGGCGCGGGTGTGGGCGTCAGTGCCTGCACGGCCTTCCAGATCCGAGCGACGGCGGTCTTGCGGTCGGTGAACTTTTTCACCGGCTTGAGGTCGCCGAAAGGCGGCACGCCGGCGAAGCTGTTCCACACCTGGACTAGCCGGTCGGCCGGCCAGTTGGCGGCGAGTTTGGCGAGTTCCTTTTCGCTCGCGAAGTGCTCCTGGCCTTCGGGGATCTGATCGGCGGCGGGGAAGGCCGTGATGTTGTTTTCGGTATCGATGGCAAACAATCGCATGGTTCGGTTGCTCCTTGTTATCGGCTCATGCCGGCGAGTTGATCGCCGGCGGTAATCGAGAGGTTCTTGTAGTAGGCGCTGGCGATTCTGGCCCAGCCCCACGGGGTTGTGATCTCGTGGCGGACGGCAATGCGGCTTAGCTTCAGCCGGTGGATGCCGTTGTCAAACTCCTTCTTGAGGTGGCCCCAGCGGTCGAGCTTCCAGCCGTTCCGCGTGGCCCAGGCAATGAGTTCTTCGCGGGTCATCTCAGTTCTCCAGGCCACGCTCACCGATGGCGCTCTCGTCGCCCAGGTCGGCCAGCACATAGGCGAGCTTGTCGTTAATGTGCGCGAGCACGCCGGCGTCGGTCCAGTCGGGCGCGGCGGCGCGCCGGTGCTGCCGGAGTTGCTGGCCGAGGCGCTCGAGCAGGCGCTCGGCTTCGGCGTACCGCTCGGCGTAGCAGCCGGCGGGCGTTTGCGGGGTCGATTGCGCTTTGGTGTTCCTCATAGCGCCCCCATTCATCGCTCGGGGGCGCAGAACAATCAAGCGGAATCGAACATCTGAATCTCGCGACGTTTCAAACAGATAGTGGCAAGCATGTCGGATAAGCTGATGAGCCAGGCCGAGTACGCGCGGCACCGCGCCAAAAGCCGCCAGTACATCAGCCGGCTGGCCAAGGCCGGCGTGCTGGTCATGCGCAGCGGCAAGGTGGACGCGGCGGCCTCGGACGCGGTGCTCGACGACCGGCCCGAGCCGGTCTCCGAACGCGTGGCCGCCGCGCCTATGGAGACCGCGCCCACCGGAACGACCTTTGCCCAGGCCAGAACCGCCGACATGGTCTTCAAGGCCCGGCTCCGCAAGATGGAGTACGACCAGCGCATGGGCAAGCTGATGGAGACGGACCTGTTCCGCCAGCGGATCGAAGCGATCCTCGTGGCAATCAAGGAAACCGTGATGGCGTGGCCGAACCGCGTCGCGCCGGAAGTTGCGCCGCTCACCGATGAACGCCAGGTGTGGGAGGTGCTGATGCGCGAAGCGCGCGTCCTGCTCAACGATACCCGGAGCGCCGTCCAGCATGCGCGTTGATGAAATCCAGATTCTGGCGGCCGATGTGCTGCTGCCGCCGCCGGACCTGACGGTTTCGCAATGGGCGGACCAGAATGCACGGCTGAGTTCGGAGTTTGCGGCGGAGAAGGGCGAATGGCGTACAGACCGCGCGCCGTATCAGCGGGCGGTGATGGACGCCATGGGCCCGTCGAGCGCATACGAAACCGTCGTCATGATGTGGGCGGCACAGTCAGGCAAGACCAGTCTTCTGTGTCACTTCCTTGGCTACATCATTGAGCTAGACCCTGGGCCCGTGCTGCTGGTCGAGCCGCGCGAGGTGGATGCCGAGGCCTTTTCGAAGGATCGTCTGGCGCCGATGCTGCGCGACACGCCGTGCCTGCGGGGCAAGGTGGCGGACGCCCGCTCGCGGGACTCGAACAACACGATCCTGCACAAGAAGTTCCTGGGCGGTTCGATTACGCTCGCGGCGGCGAACTCGCCCGCGGGTTTGGCGATGCGCTCGATCCGCTACTGCCTGCTCGACGAGGTGGACCGCTACCCGGCGAGCGCGGGCAGCGAGGGCGATCCGGTGAACCTGGCCATCACGCGCACGGCGAATTTCTGGAACCGGAAGATCGTGCTGTGCTCGACACCCACGACGAAGGGGACATCGCGGATCGAGCAGGCCTGGCTCAACTCGAACCAGCAGAGCTTCTGGCTGCCGTGCCCGCACTGCGGTGCGTTTCAGGTGCTCACGTGGAGCAACCTCGTCTGGCCCAAGGATGCGCCGGAGAAAGCGCAGTACCGCTGCGAGCACTGCTCGAAACTGATTGCCGACTGGCAGAAGCATCAAATGCTCAAGGCCGGCGAGTGGCGCGCGGCGCGCCCCGAGGTGAGCGATGTGGCGGGCTTCTGGATCAACGGCCTGTACTCGCCGTGGCGCAAGTGGGGCGCGCTGGCGAAGAAGTTTCTCGCGGACAAGAAGTCCATTGAGACGCTCCGTGAGTTTGTGAACACGGTGCTCGCCGAGCCTTGGGACGACGCCGCCGAGACTACGGTCGACCAGGCCACGGTGATGGCGCGCCGTGAGCACTACCGGGCGGCAGTACCGTTCGGCGCTGTGGTGCTGACCGCCGGTGTCGATGTGCAGAAGGACCGGCTCGAGCTGGAACTCGCCGGCTGGGGGCGCGGCGAGGAGTCCTGGTCGATCGAGTACCGCGTGCTGCCAGGCGATCCTTCGGGCGCGCTGGTCTGGCAGGAACTCGACACCTACCTCGAGCGCCGCTGGCCGCACGAGACGGGCATCTCGCTGCCGGTGGCCGCGTGCGCGATCGATTCGGGTTACGAGTCGCAGGCAGTGTATGACTTCTGCCGCACGCGCTATCACCGGCGCATCTTTGCCGTGAAGGGCAAGGGCGGACCACTGCCCGTGTGGCAGCGTAAACCCACGGCGAAGAACATCCGCGGCGAGAAGCCGTGGATCGTGGGCACGGACACGGCCAAGGAGACGATCTACGGGCGGCTCAAGAATCCGACGCCGGGCACGCCGGGCTACTCGCACTTTCCAGCGGGCCGCGAGGAGACGTACTTCGAGCAACTTCTGGGCGAAGTGCTGGTGACCACATACGCCAAGGGCCAGCCGAAGCGCGAGTGGCGGCCGAAGCCGGGCGCGCGGCAGGAGGCGCTCGACGCGCGCGTCTATGCTTACGCCGCGCTGCGCGCGCTGGTCTCGATGGGGCTGTCGCTTGATAACGAAGCCGACCGGATCCTGGCAGCGAACCGGCCCCGGCTCGTGCCGGAGGATGACACGGACCGAGCAAAGTGGCTCGGTGACCGGGGAAGGAAGTGGCTCACGCGATGAAAGTCAGAAGTCAGACGCCACCGTGCGCGCTCACGTGGGAGTACCTCGTCATCACAAGCGAAGCGGAATCGGCGGCCGTGCTCGCTGAATACGGCGCGCAAGGGTGGGAACTGGTGGCCGTCGTGCGCGAGTTTGGAACCCGGGCGACGTTCTACTTCAAGCGGCGGAAGTTCTGAATGGCCTGGACCCAGCAGCAGCTCGACGCCATCGAGGCTGCGATCGCCAGCAGTGAACTGACCGTCCGTTTCGGCGACCGCACGGTGACCTACCGCTCGATGGATGAGCTGCTTCAAGCCCGCGCCGTGATCCAGGAAGCGCTGGCCGCGGAATCCGGCATGGCGACGGACCGTTTCTCGTTTGCTCAGACCTCAAAAGGATGAACTGGCTCGACAAAGCGATCGCCTGGGTATCGCCCGAGACGGGCCTGCGCCGGTTGCGGGCGCGGCGTGCCGGAGAGCTCATGCGCCTCGCCTACGAAGGCGCCCGCACCGACCGCCGCACGGGCGGCTGGGTCACCACCGGCAACTCGGCCAACGCCGAGATCTCGGTGGCGCTCGCGAAGCTGCGTGAACGCTCGCGCGACCTGATCCGCAACAACGCCTACGCCGCGCGTGCGGTGGCAGAAGTCGTGGGCAATGCCATCGGCACGGGCATCACGGCGCAGGCGCGCAGCGGCGAGCCGGATCTCGACCGCTTGATCAACACCGCCTGGGCCGACTGGATCGACGAATGCGACGCTGATGGGCAGCTCGACTTCTACGGTCTTCAGGCGCTCGTCGCGCGCACAGTGTTTGAAAGCGGCGAGTGCCTGGTGCGCTTCCGGCAGCGGCGCGAGAGCGACGGCCTCACGGTTCCGTTGCAGCTTCAGGTGCTCGAGCCCGACTACCTCGATCACACGAAGACGCAGAAGACCGATACGGGCTACATCATCCAGGGCGTCGAGTTCGACCTGGTAGGCCGCCGGGTCTTCTACTGGCTCTACGGGCAGCATCCGGGCGATGTGGTGCAGACCGGCGTGCGCGGCGGGGCGTCGCTGCAATCGGTCCGCGTGCCGGCGAGCGAAGTCCTGCACATTTACAGGAAAGACCGCCCGGGGCAGGTGCGTGGCGTGCCGTGGCTTGCGTCCGTGGTGGTGACCCTGCGCGATCTCGATGAGTATGAGGAAGCCGAACTGGTCCGCAAGAAAATCGAGGCCTGCTTTGCAGCATTCGTGACACAGCCGCAGGGGCCAGATGGCCCGCCGATCGCACCCGCTACTCCGGACCCGGCCACCGGGAAGCGTGTCGAAAGCTTCGAGCCAGGCATGATCGAGTACCTGAAGCCGGGCGAGGAGATTACGTTCGCTTCGCCCTCCACTTCATCCGGATACCGCGACTACGTCGCGGCGAAGCAGGCGCAGATCGCCACGGGCTTGCAGCTCACTTACGAGCAGTTGACCGGCGATCTCTCGCGCGTGAACTACTCAAGCTACCGCGCGGGGCTACTCAGCTTCCGCAACGGCATCGAGGGTTTCCGGTGGCTGACCTTCATTCCGATGTTCTGCGCGCCGGTCTGGGAACGGTTCCTTGCCGTCGCCTATGCCGCCGGAGCGATCCCCGATCCTGGGCCGTTTCGCGCCGAGTGGACGCCGCCGGGATTTGGCAGCGTCGATCCGTACAAGGACTCGGTCGCCACGCTCAACCGCCTGCGCACGGGCACGCTCACGCTGCGCCAGGCGATCGCCGAGCAGGGCTACGATCCCGACGCGCAGTTGGAACAGATCGCCGAAATCAACCGGCTGCTCGATGAGCGCGGCATCGTGCTCGACTGCGATCCACGCCGCGTCACGCAGAGCGGCACGCAACAGAAGGAGCTACAGAATGACCCCAACGAGAGAATGGCTGGAAGCCCAGTTTGAGGCGCTGGCTCCGGCCGAGCGCGACGAACGCACGGCGACGCTCACCTGGTACACGGGCGCATCCGTCCGCCGTTACGACGCGCGCGGCGCTTACGAGATGCGGTTTTCGATGGAGCCGGGCGCGATCCGCATGGGCCGCTTGGCGAGCGGCGCGGCGCCGCTGCTCAACTCGCACCGGGACTTCACCGTGGACGATGTGATCGGCGTCATCGCAAGGGCCTGGATCGAAAACGGCCAGGGCAAGGCCACGGTGCGGTTCTCGAAGCGCGCCGACGTGGACCCGGTCTGGCAGGACGTCCAGGACGGCATCCTGCGCAACGCCTCCATGGGTGTGGCGATTCATGCGGTCGAAGACGTGACGCCGCAGGGATCGTCAATGCGCCAGGTGCTGGTGACCGATTGGGAGCCCGAGGAAGTCTCGCTCGTGCCCATTGGCGCCGACCCGGGCGCGGGATTCAAGTTCGAACGGGCAACTGGCCCACAGGAGCAGAAGATGGAAGAAACCATCGTTGACGCGGGCGGCCAAGGGTGCGGAGATCGCCGCATGGGCGATGGCGTTCGGCCTGGGCAAGGTGGTCAAATCCGGCGCCGCCCCGAACTTCACCTACACCTGCACGCCCTTGATGCCCGCGAACGGCGATGCTGCCGAGCTGCCCTACTTCTCCTTCGTCGAGCAGATCCGCCCGGGAGCGGGCGTGGTGCTCGACCGCATGGCAGTAGGCTGTGTCATCGAGAGCTGGACCATCACGCTCGGCAGCGGGCCGGGGCGCACCAACAGCCGCATCGCGATCGAGTTTGCCGGCTCCGGCAAGTTCACCGAGCCTTCCGGCATTGTGATGCCGGCGGCCACTCTCGAAAAGCTATTGCCTTCGGCCTCGCTCGCTCTGACTATCGACGGCGTCGACTACGTCTCGAACAAGAACATCGTCTCGCTCGAGACAGGCTGGAAGAACAACGTCCGGATGGACGCGGGCTTCTATCCGGGCTCGGGCTTCCAGACCGCTGGCGACGCGACCTCCGGCGCGATCCGCGGCCGGTTGGAGTTCGGCAACCGGCAGGGCACGCTGCGCTTCACCGCGCGATTCGAGAGCGGCTCCACCGAGCTGACCAAGCTCAAAAACCAGACGACGGGCACGGCAGTGTTGTCGCTCACCTATGACGCCAATAACTCGCTTGAGATCACCTGGCACAAGGTCTCCTTCGCGACGGCCGAGGTTGGGGAGACTGACGGCATCGTCACCGTCGCGGTTGAGTGCCTGCCGATGTACGACCCGACCAACGGCATCATCTCGGCCGTCGCCAAGTGCGGCGTGGACAACATCTGCCAGTAGGAGCACCCTATGTTTGACGCAACCAAACCCATCACGATGAACCTGCGCGCCCCGGAAGGCGTGAAAACGGTTCGACTGCGCTTCCCCTCCGACGAGGAGTGGACCGAGCGCCAGCGCCGGCGGAAGGTCATCATCAAGCAACTCGGCCGCGGCATCTCCGAAACCGTGGTTCCGAACTCCGAGGACGTGGACGCCGCCCTGCTGGCGAAGATCCGCACCGAGGAGCAGGATCCGGTCGACGTCGACCCCTTCGAGGCCAGCCGCATCATCGAGCAGTTGAGCCAAGCCGAGGTGGACGACGTGGTCCAGACCGGCGACGCCTTCCGCATTACGCTCCGTGTGCTTGGGGGCGCCGTGACGCATGTGCTCGCGATGCCCTCGGCCAAGGACGTCTTCGAGTACCGCCGCGCGTTCGCGCGCATCCTCGATCTGCCCTTCAACAAGCAGGAGCTGACGATCAACCTGGCGGCCGCGGGAACGCTCTACAAGAAGCTCGCGCGGTCGGTCGAAGGCTACGCCGGCGAAGTCCCGATCATCCACCAGGCCGTGGCGGTGAAGGCCGCCATCGACGCGCTTGATGCCGCTTTCCAGGAGGACCGCGACCCAAACTTCTGAACGGGGAGTGGCCGGAGCGGCCGTCGCTTCGGTTCCTGGTCCACTGGGCCCTGCGGCGCGAGGAACTATGCGATCCGCGCCTATGTCCCGACGCGCCGGAGGACGGCGGCCGCTGCGACCACTGCCCACTCGACAAACTCTACGCCGCGCAATCGAGCGAGACCGGACTGCTCGTCCGCCGCGCACTCGATCTGCGGGCTGCGCTGAAGCTGGGCGTGCGAGTCTCACTCGATGAGATTCGCGCCGACGAGTTCTACGCCATGCTGATCCTCGAAGAGGAGCGCGAGCGGCTGGATCAAGAGCGCATCAATTCCCATGGCCGATAACAAACTCGAACTGGTCGTCACCATCGAAGTCGATAAGGCGAACCAGTCCATCAAGAGCGTCAACACCAACCTGTCGAACATCGAGGCGACCGCCACGAAAGCCGCGCGCGGCGCCTCGCAGGGCATTGACGGGATGACCGCTTCGATGGTGAAAGGCGCCACGGCCGGTAACCTGCTCGCGGACGCCATCAAGAAGGTCATCGATTTCGGGAAGGAGTGGACCATTGGGGCTGCGCGGCAGGCGGCGCAGGAAGATCGGCTTGTCTCCATCACCCGGACTCTCGCCAAGGTGCACGGCGACGGTGCAGCGGCCGCGACGAAGGCCATCGAGGCCATTCGCCAAGTCGGCTACACCTCGGAGGACGCCACCACCAGCGTCCAGAAGCTCATCATTGCCGACATCGGTCTGGAGAAGGCGCAGGGCCTCGCGCGTGTCGCCAAGGACGCTGCCGCCGTGAGCACCGAAGGGATCGGCGCTGCCGAGGCCTTCGAGAAAATCATGCTGGCGATCGAAACCGGTCAGAGCCGCGGCCTGCGGACAATGAGCCTGTTTGTCGATCTGAACAAAGCGGTTCAAGTTGAGGAACTGAAGCGCGGCCGAACGCTCACCGACCTCGAAGCCAAGCAGGTCCGCTACAACGCCGTGATGCGGGCGGCGACGGAGATTCAGGGTGCGGCCGCCGCCAAAGCCGAGAGCGTCGACGGCCAGATGGAGAAGCTCTCGCGCGAGCTGAAGGACCTCAAGGACGATGTCGGCCGCGCTTTCCAAAGCGAGTTGAAAGCCGTCGTCGGCCACTTGAAGGACCTGGTCGGCTGGCTCAAAGACAACGTAACCTGGATCGAGAAGTTCGGCACCATGGCGGTCTGGCTGGCGGGCATTCTCGCCACCTACGCCATCGCGAGCAAGATCCTGGGCATCGCCAAGGCCGTCGACGCGCTGACCCTGGCGCTCACCAGGAATCCCTGGGCGTTGCTCATCACGGGTGTGGTCACCGCGGGCGCGATCGTCTATAAATCGTACAGAGACATGCAGGAGGGGCTGGAGACGCGCGGCCGCGAGATGGAGAACGCGGCGCTCCGGCAGCAGCTCTTCGCGGGCAAGGTCAGAATCGAGGACCTGCGCAAGCGCGGGATGACGGACGACCAGATCCGCGAGCTGGTCTCCGGCCGCAGGCTGCTGCCCGGCGAAGAGGAGCCGTGGGGCGAGTTCGCGGCCGGTCTGCCCAAGATCAAGATCGCGGGCGAGCCGGACGTGGACGCGCTGAAGCTCGCGCAGGAGATCCGGAAGCGCCAGGCCGAAAACGAGAAGTTCTTCCGGGAACGCGCGATTGCCGCCGGTGCGGACAGGACCGGCTTCGCCAAGGACATCGCGGAAATCAACGCCGAAATCGCCAAGCGGGCCACCTTCGTCGATGAGCGCGGGGTATCCCACTACGTCGCACTGACCAAGGCGGCCTGGAACGCGATCATCGATGAGGCGCGACAGAAGCTTGAAGCCTTTAAGCAGCACTTTGCGCTCGAAAACAAGAAGGCGCTGGCCGAGTACCTGGAGGACCAGGAAGAGGCGCACCAGCGCGCGATGGAACTCGAGGCGCGCCGGTTCCAGCAGCGCATCCAGAACGACGCGGAGATCGCCGAGCGAAACCTCGATCATCTGCGTCAGGTTTACGCCTTTGAGGAGCAGCGGGCCGGCTTCGAACGCGACGCTCGCCTCCGCGAGCTTGAGGGCGGTGACGCACAGACGCTCGAGCAGAAGATTGCCGTCGAGCAGCGCAAAGCGGAGATCGAGGTCGACTACCTGGAGAAGGTTCACGAGGTGAGGCAGCGCCTCTACGACATAGATACCTCGCGGATGCTGCTCGAAGAGGAGCTGATGCTCAAGCGGCTCGGCTACCAGGCCGACGAGATCAAGGCGCGGATCGCGGAACTGAGCCGGCAGCGCGAGGACATTCGGCAGCAGAACCAGGAGGCAACGGACGCCGCGATCCAGGCCGCGCGCGAGAATGCTGCCAACCGGGCGGCGCAGCTGGTGCGCGAGCACAACCGCAGCATTTTTGAGTCGCTGAAGCAGCAGGCCGGCGGCGTGTTCGATGCGCTGCTTCAGAAGTCACAGTCGGTGTGGTCGGCGATCGCGAACTCGTTCAAGACCGCGCTACTGACGGCGATCAAGGAGGTCGTTACCTCACGCGTCGCCGCGATGTTGATGTACCTGTTCACGGGCCAGAAGGTGACGTTCGCGGGCGGCGGCGCCGGTTCCGGCGGAAGCGGTGGTATTCTCGGCGGACTCGGAGGCCTGCTGGGTATCGGGGCCGTGCCGGCGTTCGGCGCTGCGGGCGGCCCGATTCCCGGCGGTGCGGCCGGCGGCTGGGGCACGCCTCCGTTCATCCCGAGCACCGGGGGCGCTGGTGGCGGTGGTATCACGTCCAAGGCCGGTGTGGGCTTGCTGGGCGGCTTCAAAGGATGGAAGGACCTTCTGAGCAACCTGGGCAACATCGGCTACCGGCCGGAGCGCTGGCGCCTGGACGAGATGGGCAACATGACCAAGATCGCCGACGCGCGCGGCATCGGCGGCTGGCAGGGCGGCGCGCTGCTGGCCGGCGGGAGCATCCTCGCGCTCGAGGGACTGCGGCGTGGAGGTTGGTCTGGCGTGGCCATGACCACGGCGGGCGGCGCCATGATCGGCGCGAAATTCGGCGGACCGTTGGGTGCGGTTATCGGCGCCGGCGCCGGGTTCGTCGCTGGCCTGGCACGGTTGTTCGTCAAGAGCGCGGAGGAGAAGGCACGCGAGAAGATCAAAGCGCTCTACGGCGTCGATATCTCTGACAAGGGACTGCTCAAGCAGATCGTGGACACGGCGAAGCAGGCCTTCGGCGGAAACCTCGACGTGGCGATCCGAAGCCAGCAGATCCGGGACCTAGTCCAGTTGTACGCGATGAGCACGGGGCAGCCAACCCGAGGCATGCCCGCGACCGTTCACCCGCTCGATATCGTCCAGACGGGCGGGTCTCTGTACCAATCGCCGGGATACTCCAACGGCACGGCACTTCCAGGATTGGGCGGGCTTCCCACGCTCGACACCTTCGCCGGCGGCGTGGCGTCCGGAGCCGGACTTGGCACTACGGTGGTGAACCTCCAAATCGACTCGAAGACGGTCGGGAACGTGATTATCCAGAACGGGCGCGTGGTGGCCCAGGGCGCGATCAACGCGATGAAGGCGAATGCCGGACGGCGGGAATTGACGGCGCTTCAGGTCAGCCCGGGCTTGGTGACGGCGTGAGCCACGTCGCCATTCTCTAAGAACTACATTCCAGCGGTCAAATCACCGGGCCGAGCCTGCGCAAGCATATCTTGGCCGTTGAAGTTGTTCGTTGCAATGACCCACCCGATTCTGCCGCGCGGCGTCTCGATTTTCGCCCACCACGTTGTCTTTGGACGAGGCGCGTCGGAATCGAGGCCTTCGACAACTGTAAGTGTTCCACGGAACCAGACCCGCCACTGGCCCTCGCCCAGATAGTGCAGCAGATAGTAGACCTGTCCTTTCCGTATTCGGGGCGAGGTGGGTTCGTAGGACCCGGGTTCGGGGTGGTCGCGACCAGCGACGACGCGAACGGGCCGGCAATGAACCTCACCGGTGACAGCATGCACGCGTTCTCCCTGGTGAATCTGGTCGACAATCACGGTGCCATCAGGACGATCGTAAACGGTCAGGTCGCGCTTGGCGATCCAATCGCGATAGACACAGCCCTCGAATGGGCAAGCGCCCTTTGAGACGTATACAGAAGGGAGTTCGTCTTTCGCGTTGTCTGAGGATGCTGATAGCGCGTCCACATAACACAACGCAACTGCAGGGAGCAATAGGTATGGCAAGCTGTGACGCATCGTACCTCCCCTGAGCATACATAAAACGAAATGCTGTTTCTTAGGTAAGTTCCCGCACACCTATGCCCGCCTCCGTCCAGAATGCTGTGCCCGCCGCGGTGCTGCCGCAGAGCCTCTCCCGCGCGTTCGTCCACGCGCGCGAGTACCCGGTCATCGACAACGAGTACCGGAACGGCGAGTCGCAGCGGTCGGTCCAGGCGACGACCAGCCGGAAGCGGTGGCGGCTGGCCAAGCGGCTGACACCGGCTCTACTTCAGGCGCTTCGTGCTTTCTACGAGGCCCGGAACGGCCCCGCCGAGCCGTTCTACTTCTACGACCCTTACGAGACGAACCCGAAGTTCTCTTACGACCCGACCGGCCAGACGACACAAGGCCGGTACGCCGTGCGGTTCAACTGCGAGTGGAGCCAGTCCCTTTCACCGGGGCGTGCCGAGGTCGAAATCGAACTGCTGGAGATAGCCTGATGCTGCTGCTCAAACCGGGAGTCCGCGTTGCGGGCCTGCGGCCGGAGATCCTGATCGCGGTGGTGGCGGCGGAGCGCGTCTGCGCCGAGATGGGCGTGGATTGCGTTATCACCGCGTGCGTGGACGGCGTTCACCAGGCCGGTTCTCTCCACTACTGCGGCCTTGCGGTCGATCTCCGCAGCCGCGATTTCCGCCCGGGCGATCTCGATAAGGCCATCGCGCGCATCAGACAGTGCCTCGGTGCCGACTACGACGTGGTGCTTGAAAACGACCACCTCCACGTCGAGTTCGACCAGAAGCAGCCGTTGACCCGATAACGCGCCGCAGTGCTGCATTAACAACCCAATTCTCTCGATACCGAAACCCTTCCCGAAATGATCGAATCCGCGATCACAAAGGTCTGCTCTGTTTGCGGGCAGACGAAGCCTACGTCCGATTTCTACCGGCATCCGAGCACCCGTGACGGACTCGACCGAAAGTGCAAGGACTGCCGAAGATCCGCCTCACGCAAATGGAAGGCTGAAAACTGTGGGCGTGCCAGGGAAACTGATCGCCGCTGGCGACAGCAGAACCGCGAGCGGGCCAACGCCCACTATCGGCGGTGGCGGAAGAAGAACAAGGAGAAGCACCTCAAGTTGTGCCGCAAATGGAATGCCGCCAACCGCGAGCGCCGCCAGCGGCGGGCCAGGCTGCGTGTTGGCCAGTCGTACTCCGAAGCGGAATGGCAAGCACTGCTCGCTATGTTCGGGTATCGCTGTGCTGCGTGCGGCGTCGACGCTCGAGCCACACGGGAAGGATTCCTCACACCCGATCACGTGATCCCCGTCTGCATGGGCGGCCCGAACACCATCGATAACATCCAGCCCCTATGCCTGGACTGCAATCGCCGAAAGAACGGGCGCTTTATAGATTACTGCCCGGACTGGGCGAGGTGAAGAGATGGACCAAATTGGCAACATCGTCGTGCCGGAAATCGTTCCTTCCGGAGTCTTCCCGCTTGTGCCGGACTATGGGTGCGGGCTTGCCATTCGGCCAGAGGTTGTGATCCACCCATTCGGCAGTGGGAACTGTAAGGTGG